GTTCGGGACTATACCACTAACCCTGATAACCCGATAGAGGGACAGGTATGGTATAATACAACGGACAATGTCGCTAAGTATCAGATACCAAATGTAACAACTGCTTGGAGAACTGGTGGTAATTTAAATACTGCAAGAAGAGCCATGGGAGGTGCTGGAGCCGATAACACACAAGGATTAGCTTTTACAGGAGATGATGGTTCTAACCCAGTTGCAAATACAGAGTCTTATAATGGTGCAACTTGGACAGAAGTTAATGATGTAAATCAAGCAAGAGGTTTTCCTGGTAGCTCTGGAAAATCTTATACGGCTGCTTTGTTATTTGGTGGAACCGAACCTACGTTTAGTGCTAAAACAGAAAATTGGAATGGAACTAATTGGACAGAAGTAAACGATTTAAACACTGCTAGAAATGCTTTAGGAGTTGGAGCTTGTGGCACAAACACTTCAGCTTTAGCTGTAAACGGACAAGATCCTTCAGGTAGATTGGCTATTAATGAAAGTTGGAATGGATCAAGCTGGACAGAGGTCAACGACACAAACAGCGCTAGAGTTGGAGCAGGAGTTTCAGGAGCTGATAATACATCAGCATTATATTTTGGTGGATCAAATCCTCCTACCTCATCTTTAGGTGTTGTTGAAAGTTGGAATGGAACTTCTTGGACTGAAACAACAGATTTAAATACTGCTAGAAGATATAGTGTAGGAATTGGAACTAACCCATCAGCTTTATGTGTTGGTGGTTATTCTACAACCATTGTTGCAAACACAGAAGAATGGAATGGATCAACTTGGACAGAAACAGCAGATTTAAACGCAGTAGAATCTGAATTAGGTGGAAGTGGAACTACATCATCTGCTCTAGGTTTTGGAGGAGAAGGTGTTTCTGCAGGCACTGAAGAATGGACGAAGAACGCTCCTGTCGGAGCATGGTCAACTAGCACTGCTATGAATACAGCAAGATCACAATTAATGGGGTCTGGAACAAGCACATCAGCATTAGCTTTTGGAGGTGATGAACCACCAGCTACAGGCAAAACCGAATCTTGGAATGGAACTGCTTGGACAGAAAAAAATGATATGAATACTGCCAGAAGACAAGGTGCAGGAGCAGGAGCAGATAATGAAGCATGTTTAGCATTTGGTGGTAATGCACCACCAGAAACTGCTGTAAATGAATCATGGGACGGAATATCTTGGACTGAAGTTGCAGATTTAAATACTGCAAGAAGAGGATTAGGAGGCGTAGGCACTTCTACTGCTGCAATAGGTTTTGCTGGTTTGCAACCTCCTGGAATCACAGGACTTGCCGAATCATGGAATGGATCATCATGGACAGAGGTAGGAGATATAAATACTGCAAGACTTAATTTAGGTGGTGCAGGAACAAGCACAAATGCAATTGCCTTTGGAGGAACTGAAGATCCTGGAAATAAGGCAAACACAGAATTATGGAATGGTTCTAGTTGGACAGAAGTTAACGATTTAAATACAGCTAGATCAAAAAATGTAGGTTTAGGAATTTATAGTGGGGCTTTATCTGTAGGTGGTAGTCCTGCATTAGCAATAACTGAAGATTGGAATGGTGGTAGTTGGGCTGAAGTTGGTGATTTGAATACAGGTAGAGAAACTATGGCTCCAGCAGGCACAACAACTTCAGGACTTGTTTCAAGTGGAACTACTGGTACTAGAACAACAGCGGTAGAAGAATGGAGTAATACAAGTAGTACAACTAAAACAATAAGCACGGATTAATTATGACAACATATAAGGATATACGCGGAACACACATAACAACAGTAACAACAGATCCACCTGCACCTGTTAACGGACAGATGTGGTACAACTCAACTGAACGAGTTATGAAAGGGTTTACATCTAGTCCTGTAGGATCTTGGGCAAGTGGTGGTGCTATAAACACTGCTAGATATGTTCCAGGTGGTGGAGGTTCACAGACTGCAGGATTAATGTTTGGTGGTCAGCCGGGTGGTGGAACATCTGCTAATAATACAGAACTATATAACGGAACCGCTTGGACAGAAGTTAATAATTTAAATACAGCCAGAGAAAGATCTGGACCTGCAGCTAATAGTCAAACAGCAGCTTTGTGTATAACTGGAGTTGTTTATCCAGGAGCTTCATTAACTGCTGCAAATGAATCTTGGAATGGAACTTCATGGACAGAAGTTGCAGATGTTAACACACAAAGAGATGGACCATTTGGAATAGGAACACCTTCTGCTGCAGTTATTGGAGGGGGAAGTGCACCACCAAATATGAATGTAACTGAAACTTGGAATGGATCTGCATGGAGCACTAGTCCTGCTACATTAAACACTGGAAGAAAAGATAATGAATCAGGAGGTGCTGGAACTTCAACAGCTGGAATAATTGCTGGTGGTAATAACGGATCAACTTATGCACAAACAGAATATTGGAATGGCTCTGCGTGGAGTGAACAAAACGATTTAAATACTGCAAGAAGTGGTTTTGCTTTGTCTGGTGGACAACCAGCAGCTTTAGCTATGGGTGGAAGTCCTGATACGGCTAAAACAGAAAATTGGAATGGTTCTTCTTGGACAGAAGTTGCAGATATTCCTGTAACTAAAAGAAATCACGGTGGTTCAAAAATAACAGCTGATACTTCTGCGTTAGTTTTTGGAGGTTATAGATCTACAGCAGTAGCTACAACTTTCGAATGGACTGCTCCTACAACAAGTACAGTAACATTTACGGCTTCTTAATACTTGTAATAATTTTTAAATAGAGTATATAAGAAAGTATAGAAGGATATAAAGATATGAAAAAAGATGTAAGAGAAGTAATACAAGGTGAAGAACCTCATTTAAATAATCTATTAACACAAGAAGATCTATCATCATTTAAAGGTATGGTAGACGAGTTGAGAGATACATGGACCAAGAAACAAATGTTTCGAACAGAAACAGAAGCAAGGTTTTCTGTATTACAAGATAATAGATACCCAACCAAAGCTGCAAAGTACTGGCAATGTGTAAGAGAACAATCTAGTTATTTAGATAATCTTATGCACTTATCGTTTGATTACAGAAGAAACGAAGCAAAGATAACTTGGTTAGAAAAGAAAATAGAAAAAGAAGAAGATGAATACAAAGCTACTAAATATCAAATAGATTTAGATGAATGTAGATTTGCAAAAGCATCCATGGAAAAAGTTGCAAAACATAGAATGCGTGAAATTAAAATGTGGTCTAAATTAAAAAAAGAATTTAACGACGGATCATTTAACGATAAAGACGTTAACGTGCATCAATTAGAATCTTATGGATTACAATACCATGAGAAAGCTAAAACATTAAACCAGAACTCAAGTGAAGCAGAAATATTTAATGTAATGGGTCAATTACAATCACTGCAAAGAATTAAAAAATCTGGTGAATTAGAAAGTAGTTACAGAGAGACAGAAAAAATAACACACAATGACAAACCCAAAGTTTGATTTTGTATTTTTAGGTCAGTCTATTTTAAAATATCAAGTGCCACTAGATATTTTTATGACTATTAATCATATCTATGAAGTAAATAAAAACAGATTAGATAAAGCTAATGGGCAATTGGTTGGTAAAATAGAAGATGAACATTCTTTATTTTATCATGGTGCAGATCAAACAAAAATGAAAAATCACAACAGACTACCTAGAACAGTTACACATTACTTTATGGAAATGTTTAAACATTATTTAGCCTTTAATAAAATAAGAGATTATGATTTACATTTAAATTCTATTTGGGTTAATGAAATGAAACAACACGAATATAATCCAGCACATGTTCATAGAGGCATGTTGTTTACTGGTCTATCTAGTGTAATGATTTTAAAATTACCATCTACATATGGTCGAGAATATTCTGCAAGTGAAGTACAACAAAATGGTAGACTACAAATATTAGGTGCAGCTAATGGTCAATTTGCAAAAATAGATTACCAGCCACCCATGGATCTTAGAGACTTTTATATTTTTCCATACGATATGAGACACACAGTTTATCCATTTAACGGCACCACTGAAACTAGAAGAACTTTAGCTGCAAACTGTGATGTGCAGTTTGATCCAATAAAAAATAGAGGTGCAGCATGATAACAGAGCCACGTTGGAAATCTTATATTGTAGAAACTACAAAACCAATATTTACACCAGAACAATGTCAAATGATAATTAATGCTGGTAGATCTGAACCTAAAAACAATGCAGAGGTTGGAAGCTCTAAGGGCATTAAAGGTGGAGTCTATGATACCAAAACAAGAACTTCACATATTAGTTGGATACCATTTAAAAAAATGCCTGAGATGTATAAACAACTTGAACTAGTTATGAAACAAACAAACGGTAATCATTTTGGTTTTGATGGAATGTGTATAAATGAACAAGCACAATACACAGAATATCCAGAAGGTGGATTTTATGATTGGCATGTAGATAATGATGTAAACTTTCAACACGAACCACCTGTAAGAAAAATATCTATGACCTGTTTATTATCACCAGAAAATGAGTTTGAAGGTGGTGATTTAGAATTAATGAAAGAGGATAAAGTTGCAAAAATAAAACAAGGTCAAGCTATATTCTTTGCATCGTTTATAAGACACAGAGTTACACCTGTAGTGCGTGGTAATAGAAAATCTTTGGTTATGTGGTTTGGAGGCACGTCATTTAAATGATGATTAAAGCTGCATACTTTCCAACTATTATATATGCTAAAGATGTTAATTTAGATAATAGATTATTTGAACGAGCGGTTATTGAATGGTCACAAAAAGATCAGGGAATAAAAAGAACAAATTTAAAAGGTTGGCACAGTGAAACTGACATGCACAACATACCTGTTTTTAAACCTTTAGTAGATGAATTATTTCAAATGCAACGTGAAATATATAAAGAAGAATGGTTAGATAAAGAACCTACAATAGGAAACATGTGGGCAAATATTAATCCTCCTGGTGCAATGAATAGACCACATATACATCCTAATAGTCATTTTAGTGGTGTGTATTATATTAAAGCTCCAAAAAATTCTGGACAGATAGTATTTAATGACCCAAGAACTTTAGCACATATGTTACTGCCAACAAGAATACAAAAAACACCTCCATCATATTTATGGCGTGAGGTACGTGTTGATCCATTAGAAGGTAGAATAATTATGTTTCCATCTTGGCTTTGGCATTGCGTTGACCCTAATGAATCTAATGATATAAGAATATCAGTAAGTTTTAATTTTATACAGAAAGGATTTGAAATATTGCAATGAGTTTTAAATATCAAGTAATTAAAAATGCAGTGTCTTTTGAACTAGCTAATTTTATATTTAATTATTTTTTACTCAAACGAGATGCTGTTGAATTTATGTATAAAAATAACCTTATACACGACAACGGTATGTTTGGCACATGGTCTGATCAACAAGTACCTAATACGTATTCACATTATGCAGATATGGTAATGGAAACACTAATGATGAAGGTGTTACCTAAAATGCAACAAGAAACAAGATTAGAATTAATACCCACTTATTCTTATGCAAGATTATATAAAAAAGGTGATATATTAAAAAGACATAAAGATAGACCCTCTTGTGAGATATCTACCACAATAAATCTTGGTGGAGATCCTTGGCCTATATTTATCGACGGTACGGGGTCTAATAACGTCATAGACGAGTATAAGAACATACATAAACCCAATGCACCCAAAGGCACAAAAGTCTTGCTTGAAGTGGGTGATATGCTAGTATATAGTGGCTGTGAACTTGAACATTGGCGAGAGCCGTTCGAGGGCAACATTTGCGGCCAAGTATTTCTACATTATAATCATGTGAATGGCCCATTTGCTAATAAAAACATGTTTGATGGAAGACCAAAGCTAGGTCTACCATCATTTGTAAAATAGTATTATAATGGAGTCATATGTTACAAAAAATAGGGTTTGCACCTGGAATCAATAAACAAATTACAGCTACTGGAGCAGAAGGTCAATGGACCGACTGTGATAACGTTCGTTTTAGATATGGCACACCTGAAAAAATAGGTGGTTGGAAACAACTTGGCGATGATAAATTAACAGGTGCTGGTAGAGGACTTCATCATTTTGTTAATACCAAAGCTAGAAAATATGCAATCATTGGCACAAACAGAATTTTATACGCATACTCAGGTGGTGTATTTTATGATATACACCCAATCAAATCTACAACAACTCTTACTAGTGCGTTTACCACAACTAACGGATCAACTGCAGTTACTATAACATTTAGTGGCGCTCATGGTATAAGTGCATCCGACATTATATTATTAGACAGTTTTTCTACAATAACCGGATCTAATTTTGCAGCTTCTGATTTTAACGATAAAAAATTTATGGTGACAACAGTTCCATCAACTACAACTTTAACAATTACTATGCCATCAGCAGAATCAGGATCTGGTGCAACAACATCGGGTGGTATTAGGGTACAACATTATTATCCTGTAGGACCAGCAGTGCAAGCAAAAGGTTTTGGTTGGTCTCTTGGATCTTGGGGTGGTGAAGTTGCAGGAGAACCCACAACAACTTTATCAGGAGCTATTAACTCTACTACTACAACAGGTATTATATTAGCTGATGTATCACAATTTCCAGACACAGGTACAAACTTTATAAAGATAGGGACAGAAGAAATATCATACACAGGCATAAGTTCATCTAATGAATTAACAGGTGTTACAAGAGATGTTAGAGGCACAGATCCTTCATCACATGGTGCAGGAGATACAGTTACTAGTACAACAAACTTTGTAGCGTGGGGTGAAGCAGCATCAGGAGATTTAGTATTAGAACCTGGTATGTGGTCACTAGATAATTTTGGTGATAAAGCG